GAATTTTAACAATATTTGTAGCTTCATTTGTAACTGATTCTCCTAATGAACTTGTTAACATTCCAATAGCAGCACCGTAATCTCCGTCTGCTTTACCTAAAATGCCGACAACAATGTCTTCTGCTTTGGCCTCATCAAAATCAGATCCAAATGCTTTCTTTAAAACTGAAAATGCATATTCTTTAAATTCATCATCAGATTTAATTTCTGCCTCATTAACTTTAGATTCAAATACTAGTGTAACATCCTTAACATTAAGTGTTTTAACTAGATCTCCTAATTTATTATATAAATCATTTAACTCATCTTCAGTGTGGTGTTTATAACCTTTCTTTAAATTTATATTTGCACTACCAAATCTAGCCATATAATCGTCTTTTCCTTCGGTAACAGTGGATTCTACTACATACTTTGATTCAATATTTACTACTTCTCCTGATTTTAATTTAACTGTTGCAATATCTCCGTCATCATCGACTAGCTCTACCTTTTCTCCTTTTTTAACATTGTAGAATTTATTACCTATTTTTGAATCTTCACCTTCGGTATCGATCGATATTTTATACATTTCTTTGCCTTCATTAACTACAGATTCAGTAACTACAGATTCGTATTTATCAGCTTGATTATTTTTAATATCATCTGCTGACATTTGGTCAACCAATCTTTTAAACAATGTAACTGTTGCCGGGCCATAGAAACCATCTTCTTCAGGTCCTCTATTAACTCTGCCCATTTGATAGTTTCCAATATGCGAAGCAAGCTCCAATGCACTATCTAATAGATTTTGACCATTACCTCCAGCTTTGAAAGTTTTTTCAGATGCAGTTTCAACATATTTTATTAAATCAGTAGCAGCCTCATTAACTACTGATTCTTCAATGTATTCCGCTAAATCAGCATCGTCCCATCCTAATTCTTCATCAGCTAATACTGCCTCAAGATCTTTTCTCTTACCTTGCATTGTTATAATCGGAGTACCTCTACCTGGACCATCCATTCTCTTATCGATAATTTCAACTTTATGTTTCTTTAAAAACTTTAAGAAGTCTTTATCATCTGGATCCATTGCATCCATTTCCACAGTTGCCTCAAATAAACCAAGTGATTCTTTTGACATTTTAACGCCTTCTGCCTTTGAACTTTCACCATCAACTATTGATTTTAATATTTTAGTTGCCATTCCATGTGCACCTTCATTAACCTCTGACTCTTCAACTTTATATGTTTTACCATCAAATTCGAATTCAGTAGCACCTTCTTCTTTTGCTTTTCTAACAGCATCTCCAAATGCATTACCTTCCTTAACTCCAGTATCTTTAATGGTTACTTTGTATTTTTTACCATTAAATTCAAACTCGTCTTTTCCTTCTGACTTTGCTTTGGAAGCTGCATAAACAAATGCATTACCCTCATTCATTTCTCTACCTAATAATTTAGAGATAAATGTCTTTTGAGAATCTTCATCAATTTCAGATAAATTAGTTAATCCCATTTCATCTAAAATTTCTTCAATTTTAGATAGGGTTTCTTGTTTCTTAAGATTGTTTTCTTCTCTCAATTTCATATCATTCTCCTGAGCTTTAATCTCTGAAAAACTTTTAAATGAAGAGATTTTGTTAACTTCTGCCATTTTAATTTTGTTTTTTTATTACGTTATTATGTTTATATATCTCCTTCAAAATTGACTTTCTTAATAGTGTAGTCAAATTTCTCTTGTTTGTATATTGCCTGTCTGGCTTTTCCATGCCTGAATAGATAATTATCCCACTCAACTGTTCTAATATCATCAACAAAATCTACAATTAATACCTTGTCCTTTGATTCATGTTGTCTTAGTCCACGACCAATTGATTGCCTAATTATTACTTCAGATTTAAATGATTCTGTCAAGAATATGTTGTGAATTTTCTTGATCGAAATACCTGTTGAAAATGTTCCGTCAATAAGAGGCAACGATAACAACCGCTGCCTCTTCATTTGATATATTTTTATGTGATGTTGGTTTCATATTTATTAATTTATTTTATTGAAAATCCATCCAATTGTATTTGCTGTTTTTTCATTTATTATTTTTTTATTTGGAGGTAACGATACTGGTTGATTACTGTTTGTATATTTTCTTATAAGTGAAATATTAAAATTAAATTCATTAACAATTTTATGTAATCCTTCTCTATTTAATCTTTCTCCTGCTGGACTTATAAGTTCATATACATCTCCAGGTTTTTTCTTTCTATTTTTCATCTTCTCAATAAACTCAGGATCGGACCATTGTTTTTTCATAGACAAACTTGCCTTCTCTCGTTTTATTGGATCTTTATTGACATCATTCATTTTAGACTTAAACTCGTTAAATTTTTCAGGTGGTATGTTTTTATATTTTAAAAATGCTCTCCTAGAAGATTCTTCCGGATTTTCTTCTAAATATTGTTTCATTTGATTACTCTTCCACTCTTTTAATTCATCTGTCCATATTTCTTTATTTATATTGCATCTTTCTTGATATTGTTCATCTGTGAGTTTATCCCATCCCTTCTTTGCTCTTCTGCCTTGTTCTTCTGGCGATAATCCTTTCATATATTCTGAATGTGCTTTTTTCCATTGTTCATACACTTCTTTATTATTTTTAAGACTTTCCCATCCTTTTTTAGATGCAATACTTAATAACTCACCATTCTTTGCCACATCAGATTTCATAAAATTCAAAGTTCTACCATATTTTCTAAAGTTATATGCTTCAAATAATAATTCATGTGCCTTGATATGATCCTCATATTTTAATTTGACTATATTCCAATCTTCATTTATATGTTCATTATATGTTACTCTTGGTAAAATATGATGTTTTTCAGTATATGCATCACCATTATATTCATATCCGGTGATAAAATCTAAATACTCTATTAATTTATCAATAGAATCAGGTATGCCATCTTTTTGTATAAATAGATTATAAATGAATGCTTTCATATTACATAAATGTTTTTATTATATATCTATAAAATTTTACGAATATATCAGTAAAGAAAGAAATTTAATGTAAATTTATCCATTCATCACATACATCATCATCACATGTAATGTCCCTTGCCTTCTTTTGAGTTCCATCTGATAAATTTACAAGAGTACTCTGAGTAACTTTAATTTCTTTATCACCAAATGTAATTATAGTATATGGATCTGCTGAAGCTTCCATTTTCTTTTTATACTCTTCCCTAATATCAGATGCAGTTCCACCATCAACATAGAATACTCTCTTATTGGTTTCCTGTCTGAGTTTCTCATAAAGTCTTTGGCCATGTTCAATTCTATGAAAAAGTACCAGTGAATTTCTTGGAACTCTACCGATTACATTTGAAATAAAATCAAGTCGAGCTGAGTTACTTATTACGAAGTTTTGTTCTAATGCAAAAACATCCTTGTTCTCATATTTATTTTGAGCCAATTCCATTAGGGCTGTTTTTTGTTTGTCAGTCGCATAGTCCATTTCAATTACTTTAACAGCACACTTTGCAATGTGACCCTCATCTTGTAAGAAACTTGCCTTAACCTCCGCAATTACAGGCCCAGTTTGACTCATTAATGTTAATTTGTCAAGTGTACCATCTTTTGGAATTGTACCTGAAAGTCCAAATCTATATTTGGCATTAGTACATTTTTGTAAGATTGTTTTAATACTTGCTGATTTTGCTTTGTGGCAGTTAGACACGTTTAGATCATTTGCAAAGTAGTTATGATTTAAACCATCTTCTGATTTTATTCTAAGATTATAAACATCACCACTATAATCTATTTTATTAATCTTTTTAATTTTCATTGAATTGTGATAATAATCTTTTTAATCTGTTTTCTTCAGGTTGTCCATTTAGTAAACTTTCATTATAGTTACATTTAAACCAATCGTCATTTATTTCAATATACTCATAATTATTTGAAGAAGCCCATTTGATTGCAGCTTCTCTTTTAATTGTGTTTATTTCATTATTAGATTCTGAATTTGGCTTTATTTCGTATATAACTTTATTTTCCATATCTATAAAATCAATAATATAATTTCGCCATTCATTTTTATAATTATATGGAACTCTTAATTTTTCATATTTGCAACCTTTATTATATAATTGAAAATATGCTTCCCATGATGACCTTAGTTTTATATCTTTTCCTTCTATTGATATAATACATCTACTCCTAGCCCATGAATTTGTTATATTTGGCGTAAAAGTTCCTTCAGCTATCATCTTTTTTATTCTTTTGCCATTTTCAACACCTATTCTTTTCCTAACATCATCAGATACTTTATGAAAGTTATTTTTATCACCTTCCATATTAAATGACCGCCAATTGTGTAAGCAACTATTAGAACAAAATTTATAATATCCATGTGTAAATGAATCAAATTTGGATTCATTTGAACATTCTACATTTGAGCAAGAGATAGGACCTTTGAGATAATCATATAAATCCTTCCAAGATAATATATTACTGATTTCTATGTTAAAATGATAGTCATTAATCATTTTAGCGATTCTTGTAGATTCACTCAAATTAACAATAGTGTTAAATTTAAAAATATTATCCGAAATGAATTTATAAATTTCATCTTTACCTTTTAAAGATTCAGTATGCTTAATGATATTATTTCTTTTATCTCTTTTAATTTTATTCTTACTTGGTTCATTTTTTTTCCAATCATAGTGACATGATTGGCTACAAAATCTTTTTTGCTTAGGTTTTAACGCATTGTTACAATTATTGTTTTTACATTTCATATTTAATAGATGTGGTCTTTATATTATATATCTATTAAACACACAGAAATTAGTCAATTTTAATTAAAATTTAATATATCATCATTCTCTGTTAATTCGTCAACCCTCTTGTAAATACCATTTGAAAGTTTAACTTTATGATTGCCTGTTATTTTGATAGTTGAACCGTCTTCCATTTCAATTTCAAACATTTGATTACCTTGTGATAGGTTTTTATAAACGAAATCAACCTGTCTATCTTCAACTTTAAGATTATTATCATTAGTTGTTTTGACCCAATCACCTTCTTTAACTTCACATATTTTCTTTTTGGTGCCATCTGTCATTATAATTAGACTATCAGGATGTAGACACTCATCAACAACTACTGCGTCAAACTCTTCAAAGTATTCTTTGTCCTTTTTGATTAGCGATTGGTAAGTACCTATCACTATATTTTTATTGGACTTAATTTTTTGTCCAGCAAAAATCTGTTGAATTCTTAAGTCAATTCTATTTCTAAAGTTATAGTCATGAAAATCCTCGTGTGCTTGTACTACTAATGAAACGTTAGGCACTATAAATAATATCTTCTCTGCAGTTCCCTTCTCTAACATGTAAGATATTGTAAGAAAACTGATTAGGGTCTTACCAGCGGATGTTGCAAGCTCTGCAAGACACTTTCTAAATTTTAATATATTATATGCAGCTTCTACTTGGTAGTCCCTAGGAGTTATCTTAGAACCCTCAAACAATTCATAAGCCCATGCCTCAAATGTTTCTGCATTTATATCTGGGTCTATTAATCTTTTAATTCCGTTGATCTTTAATTCAAAACGATAGTCCTTACATATTCCCATCACATATCGCCATAAACCTGCTGGAATCCATTTATCATCTTTAATATAAGATACGTAGCCATCCCACACACCTCTTTTGACTAAAGGATTAAATCTCCAAGAGTCAATTCGTTTTGTTAAAGAAATTCTAATCTGCTCTAACTCAAGCTCAGTTGATTCATCAATTCTTAAAAATTGATTGTCTTCTGTTAATGTTAAAATCAAATCTCATATGATCTTTTTTATAACTTGCTAATATCAAGGCGATTCTTTATTGCAAAGCCCATATTATCAAGTGTTTTTATAGATCCCTCTATAAAACCTTTTTGAGTCTGTAATAACTCAAGGATTTGTGTGTCATCTGCAATATCTGCTTCGACAAACTTTTCGCGCATCTTATCGGTAAGTTTATAGTCAAAGCTATAATACTCAATCCACTTATTTTTGTATTTAATATCTACTGTTGCTTTTTGGGATTTGATGCGGTTTCCCATGGTAGCTAAGTTCTCTACTAATATTTGACGATAACTTAAAGTATAAGCACTAACCTCTTCCAGGTTATTACCTAACTTTAATTGTTCAGTCAATCCCTTTATTTTAGAAGTCCAATCCTCTCTCTGCTTGCTTAAGTAATCGTCAAGCTGTTTAATTTTGTCTTTTGAATCTGACATATAAATTGTTTTAAAACAATGAGTTTCCTTTTTTGTTGTCTTTAATGTACACTGAACTTTTAAACTTCGCCTTTAATTTAGGCTTAGTAACTATAAATTCCTTGCCCTCGTGGGAAATATTAGCAGATGAAAAATCAATAATCATCTTTAAATTCTTTCTCTTGCTTCTTTCGTTTTCAAAGTCCTCGAACTGCTCGTCGATCATTTGTAAAAAATCTTTTTTTATCATAAGTGATATGCATCAAGTTTTGAGTTAGTAAAATAATCTGTCAACTTTGATAAGCATTTATTCTTTGTTAGCCATGCAGCTATAACCAAATCATTTAAATCACCTATTTGTTTAGGATATTTATCTCTATTATTTTGATCTGTATTTTTTAGATACAATTCCCATTCCCTTTCGATCTTTGTTTCATTAAGAAACTTTTCCCATATAAATATCTTTCTACCTCTTCTAAGTTTCTCCATCATCTTCTTTTTACCGGTATCATCATTATCAAACATGTACCTAATGGTGGGAATTTCATCGAACTCTTCTGTAGATCGACCTGCTGTTGCAAGTCCAATTGAGTTTGGAATAAACATGGAATCGATAGGACCCTCGAACATAGTAACATCTCTTTCGAAATCTACCATCATTACACCAAATATTGTTGAAACTTTCTTAACACTTACTAATTCTTCGTCAGATAATATAAGTTCCTTTTCAGCCTCTTCATATATTTTTGCAAGGTCATACGTAAGGTATCTTGAATTTGCCTTTTTAACCAATGATCTGGTTTGAAATCCAATAACTTTATCCTTTGGTGCTAGATTAAGAACAACAATTCTTTTGTCTTTTGGAGAATACATAAACATATCTAATTTTCCTGACAATAATCTATTGCGTAAATAAAAGAATGCTGGATCTCCTGCTTCGATCTCTTTAAAACCAAACCATTCTTTAAGTTCAGTTCGTGTTGGTGCCAAATCATATGCTAATTTAAATACATCATGTTCCAAAACTTCAACATTGGTAGTTTCCATCTTATGCTCTTGAATATAATCAATGATTTGAATGGAATCATCTGTACTTTGAAATTTTACATGATGTTCTTTAAGAAGTTGATATGCATTTGAATGTTCTCCACAATTAAAACAGTGGTATTGCAGAGTGTCCCAATATAGATTACCACGTTTCTTTTTATGGTCAGTACTTGAGTCACCACAAAATGGACACGCAAAAACTATTCTACCCGGCATTTCTTTAACCATTTGTTTTGTAGATTCATTATGTGCTTTAACAATAACTTCCTTTACTAAACTTCTGATTTTATTCTTTAATTCCTCATCTATTTTTATTTTTTCCATTTGCATTTTTCAAAATGATAGCGATTCATATTATGTTTACCTATTTTATTGCAATATGGGCAGATTGTTTCATTATAGATTCTATTTGATGCTGATATTGACATTTTAATTTTAGTTTCTTCGCTTCTTTTTATTCCTAGTAATGAATCTGATAATTTATTTTTAGTTGAATCTTTTAAATTTTTTCCATAGTTTGGATTGTTTGTTCCTAACTTAGATTCTTTACATTTTTGTATAGTTTCTTGAGTATGTTTTCTGCCAGTCCATGTTTTTTTAGCAGTATTAGACATTTTTTCAAAAAATATTGGATCTTTCCATTTTTGTTTTATCCGTTCCATTATATGATTGCGGTATTCTGGATCTTTCCAATTATTCTTGGCTGAGTTAGACATTTTTATTTTAATTTCCAGAATATTAGGATTATTTGTTAAACTATCACCCCATTCTCCTCCACTTGTTATATTGTAGCCTATTGTTCTATCAATTGAATTATAATATAAAATCCAGTATTTTTCTAATTCACATAATATTTCTTTGGTAGGTATATCATCTACAATTATCTCTTTAGTAAATTTTTCTTTACCATATTTGGAAATAGCGTTTCTAATTAGTGTGCCAGATCCATAATAATCGATAGATTTATCTACTTCCTTTGTAGATAATCCAATATAAATTTTACCATTAATTGAGTTGGTTGTTTTATAAATGTACATTTTGAATATATTTTATTTAGTTTGGTCATATTATATATCCATGTAATTATTTAAAGGTCCACTATGAAGATTATTTTAGTGACCAAACTAAATAAATATTCAATGTAAGTGGACCTTTATATAAAGAAAATGGGCCAAGTTTACACCTGACCCACTCTATTTAACTATGTGTTAAGATTAAACTCCTAAGTCATTTAAGAAATCATCCAAATCATCTGCATCGCTAGAAGCATCCGAGTTTGTGGTCATTTCTGTTGGAAATTCAAAATCTCCTGAACCTGCTGGTACAGCTGCTTGTTCAGTTTTAGCGGCTGGTTTTTTAGCGGCTGGTCTTGAGACAACTGAGTCCATTGAATCTCCTGGATTTAAGTAGTTTCTTAGGATACTATTTACGAAATCTCTTGTTTCGGCATCCCATGCTTTGTATTCATATGGTTCCAATGAAGGTGCTGCATCTAATTCAGATTTGATAGTTGCCATTACTTCTTTAGTTCTTTCTGCTGGAGAACCTGCCATATCAATTGCACTTGTTGAAGATGAGAATTTCGATTTATCGTAGTTGTTGAAGTCACCTTGTCTTGAGATAATCAATTCAAAGTTTTTACCTGCAAATAGGTCAAATACTTGAGTTGGTTCACCAAATGCTGGCTTCAATTCTTCGTCAATTTTTTCTTTGATTTTATAACCAAATTTGAAGATTTTGTATTGTCCTTCTAAATCTGGGTTTTGAGGATCTTTAATAACTTTAACTAGAGCGAAGTACTGCTCACGTCTTTTAAGTTTATCACTCATTTTTCTATCCACTGCTGAATCACTTTTACGTAATTTGAAAAATACATCTGCAATTGGACATTTCTCGCCTACTGTTGAAGGAGAATCTACCATTTTACCATCACCACTTGCATTTGTAAGCCAGTGTACGTATTTTTTTACTAAAGAGTTTCTTGGATTTGCTGGGTTTGGAACAAAACGAATAATTGCTTTGTATGTTCCGTCTTTACCATCATCTGCTGTTGGTTTGTAAAGATCGCTTCCTGATGAAGCTGTTGTTTCATGTGTGTCTACGTCTGCCACACCTAAGTTAAAAATGTCAAAATCTGCCATGTCTTAAATACTTTAATTTTGTTAATACTTTAAATTGTTTATCTGTTAATTATATACTGATATCTGGAAATGTTTCAACGATTCATAGTTAAAATAGCACCTGATTCATCTTTATATTGTTTGTCATCTATCTTTGATAGACCTGATTTAGCGAGTAGGATTTCTTTTTCTTGTTCAGAAATTTCACCTAACTTGACTAATTTACTTAGAGCTTTATAAAAACTAAAGTGATCAGTTGTGTTAAAAGAATTCATCTATGATACATTTTAAATATTAGTACATGTATTATATATCTCTATTTAAATTTGTTTCAAGACTATTTTAAATTCTTTTTAGTGTGTACTTGAAAACTATTTTAAATTATTTTCAGTAATGCTGAAACAATCCAGTACCCTGACAATATAACTTATGTCTTTAAGCCTGAGGGTAAAATAAGGTTCTTGCTAGATGATTTAAGAAATTCAAGGTCTCTTTTTACAATTATTAAAATGGCATCTGGTCATGTTACCTCCACTTCCTTTAAGATTACAATGTGGACATGTTCTTTGGATATACTTAAAACCTGTAAGTGCTTTTGAAATATTATTACAGTGTTCTTTTGTTTTTTCTTTATTAGTAAGAGACTTTGATAATTTATTTCTAGATTCAATTGACATGATTTGTCCTTTACTGGATTCTGACATTTTTTTCTTAGTACTTTCAGAATGAGTACTACCCTTTTTAGAGTTAGATAATTTATTTCTAGATGAATCTGGCATAATATATCCTTTCCTTGCCTTAGATATATTATTCTTATGCTCTTTAGTTAAAGTTTTACATTTACCGATATTGGATAATAGTTTTTTTGTAGATTCGCTACATGGTACTCCTGCTCTATCAAATCCAGTTGAAGTTTGGTTATATTTATTATAAAATGATGGATTAATTTTTACATTAAATTTTTTATGTAATTTTATTTCTAATAAAATAGCATCATTTCTATTTTCAAATGTTGAAATTATTTTCAATTTATAATTATATGGATTTTGCTTAAAATCATTTTTAAATTCTAAATCAGTTGAACTAGTAAAATATTTAATTCCTAAATCTAATTCAGGTTTTATAGATGAGCTTCTCATCCCATAATAATGTTTATTCTCTATAAGAGATGTAATCCGGTACACATAATGATATAACATAATAATTAGTCTATTTTTAAAAATAATATAAGTAATCTAACAGACTAATTGTTAGAGTGGTTTCGAACCCATTGTCCTTATATTATTTATATATCTTTACTATTTGATGTAAATATTTCCTGTGCAAGTGAGTTTAGGAAATATGCATCTACTAAGTCATCCATTGGTTTAGGTACATTCTTTACCTCTCCGATGTTAGCTTTACAGAATGCAAGAAGAGATGAGGTCTCTAACGAAGAATCATTAAGAATGTTTTCAAGAAATCTGGTCCAAAGCTCATCCTTCTTCATGTTACCCTTGCCTGCGTGCTTCTTAATTGTTGATGGTGCAATGGTCATCATTTCCAAGACTTCAAGTCTCGACATCATTTCCATTTTAAGGATTGCTGCGCCGGCAGCCATGTCAATAATATTATTAGTTCCTGCAGAAGAACCATAAGAGGATCCTTCAAACGCAATAACAAAAGGAGAATCATTACCTGTGATTTCAATAATCATATCAATAATGTCCCTAGCAGTCTGGGTATGTCTTTGGATTTTAATCATCTCACTCTTTGAATAAGCCTCATTGTTTGTCCAATCAGGTTGATGCGAGATTTGAGTATCTTCAAGCATATTAAGTTCCTCTTGAAGTTGTTGTTCCTTTTTAGTTCCAGTCTTAGGCTTTAAATAACCAATAAAATTGTACTTGTCATTTTTAAATACACAAATACCAGGGGAATTAAGGGAAAAGTCAATTGTTACGAAATTCATTTTATAATTTTTTACCAAGAGAAGCACCTAATGCGGCGCCAACTAATCTTGAAGTTAACATATCATACATTACGCCTGAAGTAATTCCAAGAATATTTGCAATTGTTTTACCTACAGTTTTTCCAAGTGCAAAACCTGCAAGTCCACCAAAAATACTTCCTAAAACACCTTCATTAGTAAGTTCATTATTAAAAGATTCAACATTGTAAGTTCCATCTTCATTTTTATAAGTTGATGTAAACTCTGCGATTGCAGCATCCACCTTTGCCTCTAATTCATCGGTCCACTCAGTTTGAAGTGACTCAGTTAAAATAGCAAACTCATTATCTGTAACGTCCTGCTCTTTAATATAATCTATAAATGTTTTCATAATCTATATATCTTAATCTATTTCTAATACTATATTGAATTTATTATAGTAGAAGTTTAAGTCAAATGTAGTAAACTCTGCAATATTGGAACTCATATTTAAATCAAGTTCTGAAATAGAATTCAATATTGGTTTTTCAAATACAGCACTCATAATATGAATACCTTCAGCATCCATTATTTGTAGTTTAACATCGTTTAACCATGGTTCTTTAACTGCCTTTGAATAATAATATAGTAAAGTGTCCTGCATTATCCAATAATTAATATAACCATCTAATAATTGTAGTGTAACTTTAAATTGTCTATCAATTGTATTTTGTAATGGAATAGAACCTCTATGATATGTAACTGTTCCGTCATTTGGTGAAATTTCAATCGGGTCAAATGTTATTCCAGGTAGATTAACACCCTGAATTGAATAGTTGATAAAGTCAATTGGTTCAGTTATTAAATTACCTGGCATTCTATTCAAATACTTGCGATACTTGTCGGCAACCTCCTTAGGAATAAAGGTCCTAGGGAATTTGAAATTGAATAAATTATTTCTACTGTTTAAAATCATTATACAATGTTAACGTTTCCATAGTACAATAAAGATTCTGTACCACCATTTTTTATGTTAATATAAAACTTGTCAGCGTATTGATTTGTATCTGATTGGTCAAATCTGTTTGCTGTACTTTTTGCAACTTTAAAGAAAACTTCTCCATTACCCATATCCACTCCTGGAAATGAAGGGTCATGTGAAATTCTTTCTTCGATAGTTCCGCTCTTAATAATTAAAACCATGTCTTCTGCATTTACAAGACTGATAGCATTAAGAACTCCATCTCCAGGTTTTGCAACTTTAAATTTAATAAAGTTATCTGAAACCTTAGATAATGTAATTGTTCCCTGTCCCTCTTCATCATATCTAATATCAGCTGCTGCGGTAATATCAGCACCATCTATTGTCATTTTTGTATTTGCCGCTAAGATTCCATAAGTATCGAGTGCAACTGGAACGTATTTAGTTTCTCCAATGCTTGGTCTTATTGAGTTAACAAATCCATTTATCTCTCTATTAGCTGATGTATTTGGTAATGTATTGTAAACTATCGTTGGTGTAAAACTTGAATTTAAATTTAACTTCAATAAATTCTTGCCATACTTTTTAGGTTGTCCATAAATCAATGAAGCTACCTTTAATATTTGAGTATTGTCAGTCTCATTATAAATTCTCATGTTAACCGTAATTGTAAAGTTACTTGAAATAGATGAGTTCATAATAACTGGTCTAAATACTATCACCTCATCAAATTGTGATGTTTGTGTAAATGTATTTGAGAAAGTGTTAATATAATTAAGACCAAGTTGTTCACTTACTTGTACTTCATAAAAAACCGTTAGGTCATCTCCTGAAGTTTGCATTCTACTTGTAACATAACTTTCAAATCCTGACTGTGAACCATCTTTAGTTCCAAATATTTCAAAGTAATCTCCATTGTTTGAATGTTGTACGTTCACTGCAATATCTACATATTCGTCTTCCTGTGAAAGTGTAACTGATTTTCCCTCAGCTAAATTAATATAATCATACCCGTTAAGTGTAATTACTTCACTGATTAATTTAAAATCAATCTCATAATTAACAGTAGGGTTAATTGCATCATTAGATCCTGTGGTTCCAAAGAAACTTTCTTCAAACTCTAAGTTTTTAGTTGGGTCATACATGTTAACCAAAGTTGGAACTTTAATCTCAACATATTTTGAGTATGATGTGTCTCCTAATATGAATGGGTTTGGATTTTGAATCTCAAAGTTAGAAGAGTTTAAGTAAACGGTAGAATTAAAGTAATTATAAACTCCTGATTCTCTTTTAATCTTTGTTTGAAATAAGAATCCATCATAGCCTCTACCATAAAATGAATAGCCAGTTCTTAAATGAAGTCTTATCGTATCATACCAAACAGCATTAACTGTTATGTTAGGAACCACTGTTAAATTACTTGAATTTGTTCCTAACCACTCAGTAGAATCTAAATAATCTAATGAGTTATTTAATAATGCATATGTAGAAGGGTTATCAGTTGGAACTGCATAATATCTTCCAGACTCTCCTGGCGCAGTTTTAATGTCATTTCCGGTTTGTGCTTCTGGAACTGAGAATAGAGAACTTGCTCTATTTGAAACTTCTATTTGACCACCAATAAATGTAGTACCGGCTAAATCTTCATATTCATACTGGAAATTTCCATTAGTAGTTGGTGTATAAACATAAATAGATCCAACTAAATATCCAGCTCCTCCGGGAATATTAAATCCCGTAATATTATCAATACTTAAATCTGTTAAATCGAATTTATATGTTTTACCATTTCTAAGTAAAAGTTGTCTACTCGCAAACTGATTAATAACAACGTATCCGCTCGTAGTAGTTACAGTAAACTCAACAACATCAGCACCAAGTTCGCTAATTAAGAATCGCGAAGCACTATCGTCTCCATTAACCGTGTTTAAGTATTTAATTTGAGTTCCATTGTTATCATTTTCAATCTTAACCACATCAGGGTT